TGCAAACCTATGTGCGCCATGACACTTTCGGCCCTGTTCAATCAAATGCGTAAAGAATGCGCCATATCCATTACCACGGATTGCACTTCTCCATTCCCAGCAACCATTGACCAAAGTCTTGTCAACTTTTTCCCAAAACCGCTGGGCAATCGGTTTCATTGCTCTTTGCTTTTTCATCGCAAACTCCTTTGTGTTCGCACATTCTAAAGCACTCTGCTGCGGATTTCAATCTATTGCGCTCGGCCTTTACCGCATCCTCCAGTTCCTTGATGTGCGCGTTGACGCGCTCAATTTCTGGCGCGTTTGCAGCGATGATTCGCTCGCGCTCGGCCTCAACCTTGGCCCTGATTCGATCATTAATCTCAGCGCCAAGTTCTTGCAGCAGGTCTTCGGTCGTGTCACCGTGGCCGGTGGCGTAGCCCTGGGCCATCATCCATGAAGCCACTTTGTTGCGCTCTGCTGCGACCTGATGACGCATGTATCCGACGGTGACGATGCCTTCTTCAAACATTCGCTTTGCTTGCGCGTCTTCGGCAATGGTGACAAGGCGTTCTAGATTCTCGTGGTTCATCACCGCAATGCCTTGAGTAAACCCAAGCGCCATTCCAGCCTCCCGCGCCATGCGGATGATGTCGTCGCGGTTCATTTGAAGTCCTTTCCAAAATCTTCTTTGTACTCCCGCTTCCATTGCTCAAACTCCTTGGCGGATACGTTAGGAGACTGCTTGGCCCACACCAGCACCCATATGGCAATCTTCTCAGCAAGATTTCTTAGCCAGTTCATGCTTGCTCCTTGAGTGCGTCAATCTTTTTCTGCATGCTTGCCGCCATTCGCAGGCCAGATAGCTCACAAATAAGTTCGTCACAGAACTTTGTCAGGCGCTCAATCTCCGCGTGTTGGCGGCGCAGTTCGGCTTCAACTTGGTTGTGCATAGTCGTATTCCATGTGCGGCACCAATCAGCCAGCCGTATGGCTTCGGGTTGTTTTTCCATGATGTTCTTTCGTAATTGATAGCGGGCATCTGGGCGGCTTGCAAGCCAGCAAGACAGCTTCCTGTCATCGTCTTGCAGCAGTCCCGGAGGCCAGCCGGTTTTCATGTGTTCTTCTGCCTGAGCTTGGCTTCGTGATCGCGGAGCATTTGCAACACAAGCGGCTCAGACCACGCATCCACTTCTTCGTACTCTTTGCCCCATGCTCCCGGCAAAATTTCCACGCTCCTGACGTTAGCTTCGGCGGACCCATCAGGATCAGGGATCAATGAGTCTCTTTCCTCATCCGTCAGCCCGACCCACTGGCGCCGCGCTGCGCCGTCTTTGAAGCCCTTTTCGTAAGTGGCAATCAAGTCATCCGCTGCGGCTGGGGCAGTCACAATCACGGAAGCCACCATGTTGCGATAAAACGCAATGTCGTTTCGCAATCTCTCAATCTCCGCGTGCTGTAGGCGCAGTTCGGCGGCGGCAGGCTCCCCTTGCGTCCACATCTCCAATTCATCTGCCAGTTGCAGGGCCTTGGGTTGTTGGGTCATGTCTTCTCTCCTGTGATACCGTGCGCGGCTTCGACGGCGCGGGCAAACTCGGTCTGCTTTTCGCGACAACAATAGTTGAGCAACGTGATTTGGCACTGCTCAATGATCTTGTCGATCCGCTCCTGCTCCAGCGGCTGGCGCTGTGCTGGCTGTGCGGGTGGGGTGGTTTCCAGCGCATCGACGTATGTGGCCACAAGCTCCAGTGTTTGATAATCTCCAATCTTTTCGCGCCGCATCCATTTTGCAAGGTTGTTCAGGAGTCCTGCGGCATGGCCTCTGCGAACAATCTTCACGCCACCATGTTTAAAGGGGTATCTCACAGGCTCCTGCACCGGTGCTGGCTGTGCGAGTGGGGTGGTGTAGTAGGCAGTCGGCAACTTGCCGTCTGTCGCACGTGGTGCCCACGGCGTATAGCATATGTGGACGCATCCATTCTCCTTGTCCATAAACCCATGAAATGCCGGCTCCTGCACAGGTGATGGCTGTGCGAGTGGGTGGGTGTAGAAGTTCGTGCCTTTTTTCACGTCTTCATAAAGCTGCACAAGTGACCCATCAAAGCATTCGCCAATGTATTTCGCCGCAGGCTCCTGCTTCTCGGCCGCCTCAATTGCGGCGCGGAGGGCAGCGGCAGCATCTCCAAACATCGGCGATGTCAATATGTTTGCGGCATCCTCCAGCGCCTCAAGCGCCTTCTCCATTGCAGCGATGCTCATTCCGTCCTCCAAATTCTGTAGGAACCCTCTGGCGTCTTGCGGGTTGCGAACTTCATCCCATGCCTATCTCCGAATCGCTTTGCTGCGATGTACACGGACGTGCGCTTTGCATAGGCCGGCACAACAAAGCTGTCGCCCACTTCCATCTTGGAAAAAGGCCACAGGCTTTTCAACACGACGTTTTTCTCAATAAGGGGCTGGTTCATATTCGTCCTCGGCAGGGTTGAACCGATCAGGCCCAGGCGGTTGCCCAGGCCGATCCAGAGGGTTTGGGAACGGCGGGAATGGCCACATCATTCGGCCTCAACAATGGCCGTCAGAGCCGCGATAAGCTCGCGTGCAGCCTCCTTGCTCATCGTGGTGTAGGCACTGCCTCCACGCACACTCATGGACAGCCAGACGCCATCTTCGTGCGGGTCAACGAAGATACGCGACTCGTTTGCTGCGATGCTGAATTCCAGTTGCTCTTTCATGATGCGCTCCTTAAACAATTTTGTCGAAGTGAAGGTGGCCGAAAACGGTGTCGTTCTTGCATTCCGGGCAGTATTTATGCGCGAAGTTCGGGCCGATGTCATCGTATGTCTGTGTGCAAACAGAACAGAAAGCCAGACGGTCATGCGCCAGATCGCTGGCGTAGTCCACCGTGGGACGGTAACGATACTCGTCGCCCTCGTCGCTCCAGAACTTGGTGTAGTGTTCGCTGTTCACTTCGCTTCTCCTTCGCTGTTACCTGCTGATTGCAGTGATGCCATTGTAACGGCAAATTACAAGGCAATGCAATACCCCACTGTTTTGCGGGGTGATTGCCTCATGCCTGCTCGAGCACCTTGGGGCGCTGAATGACGGTCTGCTTGACGCCGTTGTAAACGGTGTGCTCCTTGACGCTGGCCTTGACCGTGGTGGTATCACCCTTGTTGCCTATGTCGGTGCGGCCCTTGTAGGTGACGGCGTTGCCGGCCTCGTCACGGGCGATGGTGATGTAGTTGGTGCCGAACTGCGACTCGAGAACGATGATGCGCTCGACGGTGATGGTCAGGGTGACCTTGTCGCCCACAGCGCCGATGTGCTGGCTGTTGGCGCGAGCAGCCTCGAGGCGGTCGATCACCGCAAAGCAGGACTCCACCGCCTCAAGCTGGCGGTCGGTCAGGTTACCCCAGTGGGCCAGATTCTGGGCCATGCTGCGCAGGAAGTCGTTTGTACCCTCGTAGGCCGTCAAACGGGCCACCACGGCGCTGTTGGCATCTCGCCATGCCTGGGTAGCCTCGATGCGCTCTGCGGCCCTCTGGGCGCGTTCTGCGGCCACCTGAGCCTGACGCGCCTCACGGCGGGCCTTGGCACCGGCCTGACGACGGGCACGAGAGTGATCGGCGCGGATCTTCTCAAAGCCCTCAATGCCCCAGCCGGTCTTGGCCACGCAGTCGCAGCCGACCTTGAACTGCTTTGCGCCGACCACGCTGCCCTTGATCCAGAACTCCCAGCGGATGCCGTGCCCGCAGTAGTCGCAGCATCCACCGGCTTTGGTGGTGCGGTCGGGCATCACGAAGACGTTCTCGGTCACATGGGTGCATTGGAAGGGCGCCTTGCCGAGTCCTGCTTTCTCAAAGGGGTGGGTCATGATTCGCTCCTGATTCGCTGTCCTGCACATCGCAGTGGTGACATTGTAATCTGAAGTTACAGGATGATGCAATACCCCCCAACAATTGAGGGGATTTACTTCTCGCTTCGTGCCTCCTGGCGACCCCGCTCGATCATTCGGCGGGCATCCTCATGGTCATTGATGGCCTCCGACTCGAGCATCACTCTGATGCCCTGCATCCGCGCAATGATGGCCGTGTTGGGCTTGCCATCGATGATGGCCTTCTCGAGCCGGTAGCCGGCGTTGATGTAGCTTGCTTCGGTGTTTTTCATGATCAGAAGTTGTAGTCGTAGAACTTGACGGGTTTGTCGCTCAGGCCGAACTTGCGGCCATGCTTATCTTTCCAACCCTTCTTGCCCAGGCGGATGCGGATGATGCGGTTCTCGGGGTTGCTGGTGATGAACCACTTCTGGTCTCGCTGGTTCGAGCAGTGGGCAGCAAAGCCCCCGACGTGAAACTCCAGCTTGACGGACTCGTCTTGCACCGCGTCCATCTGCCGGATCTCGATGGTCTGCTCGCTGACCCTGCGCACCACCTCGTAGGGGGTCACATCGCTGTAGCCGTAGTGATTTGCGTATTGCATGGCGCTCTCCTCAAGAGTTGGTGATTGCAGCCCGTGCGGCGGCGTAGCGGCGGCGGTGATTGGCCGCCATCTCCAGGCACCAAAAGGCCATGCCGCGCTTGCCCCGCGCTGCATCTTTGCGGGCTTGGTCGCAGTAATAGAGAAATGCCGCCAAATGCCTTGCAGCTTCCTTGATCAAAGTCATGGTGTTCTCCTGTGGGGGCCGCAGCCCCCTGATTGGTTTAAATTGGCAGGCCCAACTCTGAGCCGTTGATGGGTTTGTTGAGTCGGTCGTATGCCGGGAGATCCTCCGGCCACTGGAGGGCTCTTTCAAGCCACTCAAGCGCCTCTTGCGGGAGAGGCACAACGACCGTTGGGGTAACGGTCTCTTCGTTCATTTGCTGGTGACCTTGACCGAGAACACGGCGGTGGTGTTGGTGTGCTGCGCGATCAAGTCGGCAGGAATGTTGAGGGCCTTGGCAATGGCCTTCCAATCGACGGTCGAGCGGTTGGTTTCGATGTAGGCGGCCCTGAACAGGTCGCCCTCGAAAGACTTCTGGCCGGACATGCTGGCCTCGTCCTTGATGCCGTCCTTGATCGCGTCGGCCTGCTTGGTCAGGTCGGCAATCTGAGCCAGGAGTTGACCCAGGGTGTCGATGTTGCTGGTGGTAGTGATCATGTTCGCTGTCCTTCGCTGTTGGCCGTCTTGCACTATTGCTTGACAGTGAAGGTAGTGTAACAGCAAATTACAACGCACTAGAGGCAAACCCAATTATTTTCTAGGGACTTACCCTAATCCCCAAAAGCTCCCTGGTGTCGGCCAGCAGGTCATCCTCGGTGAAGCCCCAGTGCTTAGGAAAGCCCTTTGTGCCAAGGCCGTGAACACCCGTCTTGCCCCTGTGATGCTCAACACACAAAGGCAATACATCCCAATGGCTTGCCCTCTTGCCCATGCCCACGCCAGAGCGAGGGTGGTGCAGTTCCGCAGGCGTGCCTGGATGTCCTATACGTCTACAAACTGCGCAACCAAGCTCTGCCACCGCACTCATGTGCCATCGTTCAGCTATCGTCGTCACCGGGGAACCTTTCGCCTTTGATGTTTGCAATTACCCTGTTGCAGTCCCTGATCACCAGACGAGCAAGCTCTACCGCGTCCTCGTGAACCTCATCGCTTTCTTTGACGCGCCGGCAGCTTTCAATGATTTCCTGCAACCTCACAATGATTTCATCCTCACTGAGTTTTTTCATTTCTGTTTACCTCTCTCTTCGGTTTGGGTTTAGACACAGTCTTCTCTTCGGTGTTGAAGCTGTGGTTGTTGAAGCAGATGCGCCTGCGGATGACAACGCCCACCTCACTCTTCGTTGACTTCACATCCGTCGGCGCCTTGCACTCTGGGCACTTCATATCGTCGCCTTTGCAAATTCACCAAAATATTTTTTTGCCCCCAAAACATACGCCGCATGCGCATCCTCTTTTGTTTTGTGGGAGCCAAGTGAAATGTGCTTGCCATTGACCATGATGGCAGACGCCCATTTTTTCGTGTCTTTTCTGAAGGTCACACCCTTGTAGCCGCTTGTGTTGCTTGACTTCATGGCGCTGTTGGCCATGTTTTGACTTTGGGTGGCCGCTCTCAAATTTTCAATCTTGTTGTTGGTTGAGTCACCATCTTTGTGGTCTATGTAATCAGGCAAAAATCCATGATGCATCAAAAAAATAACGTGATGCAAATACATTGTTTTTTTGTTGATGTTAATTTTCCAGTATGGCCGGCCATTGCAAGCGGTAAGCCACCCAGCAGCCTTGCCAATTTTTTCGCCCCCACGGCTTGTTGTTCTGTACAGAACACCGTTTTCGTAACGAAAATTTTCTTGAATGAAACTGATCATGTCGCACCTCATCATTGGTGGATAACATCACAAAAAGAAAATGGCAGGGCGGTGATGAATCGCCTTTTCCCCCGCTAAAGGTAGCCACAAAAAAATTTTACATTACCGCACGATCCATAGCACGCTCATTTGCAGATTGAGTTCTGTAAACCTCGATGCGGGCCTGCGCAGCGATCAAGCGCCAGCGAAGCTCCTCCTCGATCTGCACAGCTTCCTGCAAGGCCTTGAGATGCTGGACGTACTCCGGGTCGGAGTATGCCTCTCGCTCCTGCGCATTGACCGATGTCTCAAGGCTGCGCTTCATGATGATCGCCTTAAGAGACTTGCGGTACTCTTCCATGTAGATCCGGTTTGCCTTGGCCTCTCCGAACTTCTTGCCGTACTTGAAGATGTACTCAATCGCAAGCTCTGGGTTCTTTACGTCGCTGTCACTCACTTTGGTCTCCGATAAATTGCTGTCTCATCTGCATCATCTGGGCGGCCATGCGATATGACCGCTCCGCGATCCGACGCCGGTACTCTTCGCTTCCCAAGAGTGACGAGTCGTTGATCTGGTTCATCATGGCGAACATCGCAAACAGGTCGATCAGTTGTGGCTCTGGCTTCATGATTTCGCCTTGAACAGTGCCTGCCCAGCAGCGGCCGGGAAAACCGCTCCCCAGGCAACGATCTGCTGGACGTCCATCTTCTCAAGGAACCCATCGACCGCGCTGATGCGGTATTCGATCTTGCCCCCATACGTCTTCACTTTTGCGATCCCAACAGTTCCCTTGGACGTGTTGAACCAAGTCCAATCAAGTGCAGTGCTTTCGTTCATTGTTCTCTCACTTTAATTTTTAACATTCCGCCGATGTGCTCGGCCCAATAAATTCTTAGGTCAACGATGTTGCTGTCGTCCTTCCAGACACCTGCGTGAGTGCAGCCGTCCAAGGCCGCCTTGAGCAGGTTGTCGAGATCGCGCCTGCGGTTGTCCGGCCTCCAGGCCTCGATCTCAACCACCAGCTTGCCGGCAAGGTTCTTGGCCCCGCGTTGGATCAGCACCTGATCGGCCACCGCCTTGCGGTACTCGCGCCCCTTCGCGCTGATGATCATGCGGCCCTGGAAGGTTCTCCAGTAGGTGTTCGTGGACGGAGGCCAGGGTAGGGTCAGTTCGATCATTGCCGCTGGCTCGGTATGCGGTTCAGGATGGCCTCTGCCGCGTTCCTCAAGGCAGTTGAGGTCTCACCCTCATCTTCCTGATCCGCGAGCCCCATGACGAGTTCTGAGCAGGCCTGACGCTCAATCATGATGGCCTGCCTGCTGGTCTGGATGGCGATGGCCATGATCTCCGCCTTGGCCTGGGCCAGGGCCTCGTTGAACTCCTTCTCGGTGAACAACGTCTGACCCGCACCCTGCCCTAGCAGGAATCGCTTCTGAAAATCACTCAACTCAACTTTGTTCATTTCCATTCTCCTTAAAATTTAATGCTCGCTCCACACTCCAACCTCTTTTGATCCTCATCGATATGGTTGTCGCATCAACGTCAATTTGACGAGACCATTGAGCAAGAGTTTTGGTCAATCCGTTACAGCTAATCAGCCTGTTGCTACGCCTGTTGTTTGCTTGCTCGTATGCATCAGCCCATTTGCAATTTGAAGGGGAGTAATTTTTGGTCGAGTCTTTGCGCTCCAAAGACATGCCCTCCGGCCTTTCTCCCATGTCTTGTAAAAAATTTTCAAAAGAGTCAAGCCACCTCTTGCAAACTTTTATTCCAACAGCGCCATATCGCTTGTACTCAATGTGTGATGCGGAATAACAGCGGTCTTTCATTGCTTGCCACGACTTGTATGTCTTGGTTCCAGACATGCCGTGAGTTGTGATGCGATGACCAAAAGAAGATCTTGATGATTTGCAACCACAACTCTTTGTGTTCCCGTTAACCAAATTATTGGCAAGCACAATTTTGGAATTGCCGCAGTCACATTTACAAATCCAAAATTGATAACTACCTTGGCGCGGCGATCTGTACTGAGCGTGGGACCATTTTTTTACAACCAAATTTCCGTATCTCATCCCGGTTCTATCAATTTTCATGTTGACTCCTTTTTGTCTTGTCGCCAGTCACCATCTTCACCCCTGTTGCCAAGCGACCATTCAAGTCTAACATCCTGATCAAGTCTTGACTTGGGATGTATCTCATTCCATCCCTTGTGATACTTGCCAAGGTCGTCACGGTAACCGTAGAGGAATCGGTGTGCAGCCGCACGATCCTGTACCCTTCTTCGGATGACATCTCGAACGAGACAGCGATACCGATGCTGGTCGCCCCCCTCTCCTTCACTCAAAATGCCCCCCTGTCGTCAAACGACATCGTGAGGGATGAGTCGGACTCCAAGAACTGCTGGCTGTCCCTGTGATACCAGAGCGAGTACCAGTCCTCGGCCTCCCCGTTCCTTTGCTTCTCGCACATCAGGATCGCGTCGGGCTTGAGTGGATCGGGCGTGTTCCCGTTCTGCACCTCGTGCTCCTTCTTCTTGTTCCTCCACATCAGCAGCACGTTGTCCACCTGATCTGCAATCGCCCCAGTTCCCTTGATGTCGGTCTTGCTCGGCATCTGCTCCTCGTTGCCGAGCTTGCGGATGTGATGGATCAGATGGATGTGGATGTGATGATCCCTGGCCAGAGCCGTCAACTCATCGACGAAGGACTTCTGCGCGTTGTAGTCGTCCTCGCCGGGCACGCACTTCATCAGCGAGTCGATGAAGACATGCTGGATGCCAAGCTCCATCGCGCAGTAGCGGGCCATCGCAATCACTTGCTGGCTTGAGGTCGTGCCCTGCTGGTCGTACAGCCACAAGCCCTGGCGACTGAACTGCGTGAACCGCTCGAGCAGCCGACCGATGTAAGTGGCCTTCTCAACGTACTGCGGGAACTCGATGTTCTCCCCAGCGAACTGCCGCAGCATGCGGTAGATCGTGCGCTTGGGCTTCATCTCAAAGCTGGCAATGCACACCCTCTGCTTCTGCTTGATCAGCCCCATTGCCACTTGCCCGGTGATCAAGGACTTGCCTCCACCGTTGGAGCCGGCGTACAGGGTCACCTCGCCTGGGCGGTACTGGAACCCCGCATGGGTCTTTGGCCAGGGCATGGTCACGCTCTTGTCGCGCTCTGGAGGTTGGACAAGCTCCTGCTGCAACTCCTCAAGCCAGACAGAGGCCTCATGCACCTTGTGGGTCACATCGTTCGCCTTGAGGTACTTCTCGGTGTCGATGTCCTCGGAATTGATCATCCGGATCTTGCGGGCCTCGTCGAGTTGACGCGCCCTCTGCTCAATCATGCTCACGTTAGACATGCGCGTACCTCATCGCTTCGTCGATTCGCTGGTAGGCTGTGAGCATGCGCTCGCGGGTTTCTTCGCTGATGGGTTTTCCGTTGCCGATGTCGAAGGCGACGATCTGCACCACCAGGGCCTCAAAGCCGATGATTCGCATCAGGTCGCTTGCGTAGAAGGCCGGCTTGATCGCAGGCTTGCCCTCGACCGGATACTCCTTGCGTTTGCTGTCTGGAGGGAACAGATCGCCGATGTCCAGGCCGACCGCCCCGACCACCGAGTGAACGTCACAGCCGGCAAAGCAGTGCAGCAGCACCCGACCATCCTCGGCAGCCTTGATGGCCAGGGATGGACCCTTGTCGTCATGCGCCGGGCAGCGGGCAGTCCACGAGCCGTTGCGGCCCTTGACCTTCTCAAGCCTCTGGAGCAGGTTCTCGACCGGGTTCATTGCTCCCTCGCTTTCAGCATTGCGTCTGCCACCATATACGCATTGTTCGCATCTATGTTGTAGCTATTACTTTCGTTGCGGGGGTCAAGCAAAATTGCTTGCATCGCCTTGGCCGCGAAGTAGTCGCGCAAGGTCGCGCCGTCATTTCGCAAATTGTGCGCTGGCGTTGGAAACGCTGGCCCGCCTGTTTTGTCACTCATATCATTCTCCTTCCAATCGAAACCGATTCGGTTCCGGACTCGTCTTCCCACCGTTTTTGGTTGATGTACGTCATCGGGGCCGGCTCAAACCCCGACAACCACTGCTCAGAGGCCTTCAAACGGGTCACAGAGGCGATGATTTGATCCGCCAAGGGGTCAAGTGCCAGACGCTTCCACTTCGCCTCACAGGCCGCTTTTCCGACCTTGCGCTTGCTGCTTGGCCATGCTGACCAGAACTCGTTGAAGCGAGTCGCTTGCGACGATATCTCTTTATTCTCTTTCTGTATCTTTATCTTCTTAGGGTTCGTGTTCGGTTCCGGTTCGGTTTCCGATTCGGTTTTCTTCGGCCTGCCGCCTCGCTTGCCGAGGGATCGATTGGTCTCGACCTGACGTTGGTATTTGCCGATTTCGGCATCACAACGCACGTTCCGATAGCCCTCTTCGGTCTTCTCGAAAAATTCACCCAAAACCGATTCGGTTATGTCAAGGTCAAGGCGAATCTTGCGCGAGACAAGAGTTGTGTCAAGTGGGATTGGGCGCTCGCTGATGTAGTACAAATCCAGCAGGCGGCGGTAAGCCAAGTCCTCTGCATCGCTCAGATGCGTGGTGTGGGTGATGTAGTCACCAAGGTGGAATTTGTACCAGATCACTTTATTGCTCCGAACATGTCCGGGCGAAGATCCTTGCGCCTGACCTTGCCGTGGGTGTAACGCTCAATGTCAAGACTGAGCCTTACGCTGGGCACGCGCTGACCGTTAATGATCAGCGCCAGCCACGTTCGGCTGATCCCCAGCGCCTTGGCCATCTCAGTCTTGGCCCCCAGCTTCTTGGTTTCAAAATAATCCTTGAGTGTCATGCAGACTCCTGTGGTTGTTGTAACGCCATCATACAACCAAAAAAAAATTTTGCAAGGGGGGTTGTATCGCCGCGTTAAAACCGCTACACTGCGATTTCCTCAACAGCGAAAGAGCGTTTATGCACAGAGAAAAAGCGATTCCATACACAACGAAGACGGGCGTGCAGATCGGCTGCATGTACCAGCCCAAGCCCAACTATGCTGTCAGCAGGGACATGGAGCGGTTGCAAGCCAGCCTCCTGTCGGGGTCTCAGGTGCAAAAGCCTGGGCTTCTTGACCGCATCGGCAGATACGTCAACAACATCGTGAGGACTGACGTATGAGCGAACACCACAAAGCCATGCTTGAAAGAATGCAGATGCTCGAGGAGGCCCTCGCAAGGGCCGAGGCGGGCGTTGCTACCAGTGAAGACTGGAAAACCATCCGCTATGAATGCGGTCTACCATCAACCGGAGAGGAAAAATGAGTCTAGTAGCGAAAGACGGCGGCGATAGCAGTTTTACCCCAGTGCCCCCAGGCATGCACCTCGCACGGTGCTACCGCATCGTGGATTTGGGAACGCAGAAGTCAGAGTGGCAGGGCGAGGTCAAGCACGTTCACAAGGTGATGTTGCAGTTTGAGGTTCACGGCGAGGATGAGGCCGGCAAACCACTGGTCACGACCAAGAACGAGCCGATGACTATCTCAAAGAACTACACCCTCTCCCTGGGCGAGAAGGCGGCCTTGCGCAAGGACTTGCAGACTTGGCGTGGCAGGGACTTCACTGCGGATGAGTTGCGCGGCTTTGAGCTGAAGAACGTGCTTGGCGCATGGGCCATGATCTCAGTTGCAAAGTCTGCCGGCGCCAATGGCAAGGAGTACACCAACATCATGTCGGTCAACCCGGTGATGGCTGCGGTCAAGAAGGCGGGCCTGCCGGAGGGCTTCAACAAGCTCGGCCTGTTCTACATCGACAGTCCTGACATGGAGATGTTTGAGACCTTCGGCAAGAACCTGAAGGAGAAGATCCAGTCAAGCCCTGAGTGGCAGTCGAGGTCAGCATATGCAGCAAAAACAAATTCAGGCTCCGGGTTTGACGATCTGGCTGACGACATCCCCTTCTGACATGAAGATGCCAAGCGACGATTTGACCATCGACATGTTCGGTGGCCGACCGTTCACTGGCCTGGAGATCGGTCATGCGATGGCCAAGGTGGCCGCCGATCACGCCGGGGAAAGCTGGAAGGAGGTGGCTTTCGAGTCCTTCCTCCAGTTCGCCCGCATGAACCTTGAGTTCACCACAGAGCAAGTGCGTGCAGCGAGCCTGCACGTTCCACCGCCTCCTGACTCAAGGGCCTGGGGGCATATTGCGAAGAGAGCCTCGAAAGAGGGAATTGTCAGCGCCGTAGGTCCGGTCAGGGCCGAAAGCAAATCAGTTCACGGGATGTATGTCACCCTGTGGAGATCCAACGTCAACAAATAGGAGAGCGACATGTTTATTTCCAAGAGCGAAAAAGAGCAACTGCAAAAGGACATCAAGAGCTTGGCCGCACTGGTGCAAGACATCAACGCCGAGGTGATCTACCTTCGCGCCCTGGTCAAAGTTGACAAAGCGCCAAAGGAAGTCAAGAAGGAGCGCAAGAAGGCGGTGTGGACGCCAGAAATGAAGGCCAAGAGGTCCGCCTACATGAAGGCATGGCACGCGAAAAACAGCGAGAAAAAGCTCGCGGCGGCTCAATCATGACTGAGCTTCTACCGCTCATTACGATAGTCTGGGTGGCTCTGGCTTGGCTTACCCATGTCGTCACCTGCCTCAAGACAGCCTCATGGGGCTTCTTGTTGGCGGGGGCGATCTTCTTCCCCGTCGGGTGCGTTCATGGCACCGGCATCTGGTTTGGAGTGTTCTGATGAAGCCAACCAACAAACTTCGTTTTGTGGAGCGCAGTGTAGAGATGCACCCGTTCTACAAAACGACCAACGAAAAAGGTGAACTCGTCACCGCCACGCAAACCTATCGCGTGCTTCAGCAATGGTGGGAGACAACGCCAATGGGCACCATGAACCTTGGCTTTGGCGGAGAAATTCCGCTGGGCGAAGTCACTGGCGAATGGCGCGACATACCAATTGAAGAGGAGAACACATGATCGCAAAAGAACCTCGCGCCAGCGAGAGCAATCACTGGTACACCCGAGACGGTGCGCCGATGTACACGGTCGAGGCGGCCAAGGGCGGAATGAGGAACACAACCCTCAGAGACGCCCGCAAGCTCAACCTCGTGCCGTCGGTCACCACCATCCTGAACGTGGCCGCCAAGCCCGCTCTGATGCAGTGGCTGCAAAAGCAAGTCCTCCTGGCCGCCCTGACGCTCCCCAGGCGCCAGGATGAGCCGGAGGACGACTGGATTGACCGGATCATGGATGACAGCAAGGAGCAGGGCCGCGCTGCGGCTGACGCCGGCACTGACATCCACGCATCAATCCAGGGCTTCTACGATGGCGACCCGAAGTTTAAGCACCACAACCACGTTATGGGATGCACCAAGGTCATCAACAACCACTTTGGGCTGCATGGATGGATCGCAGAGCGTTCGTTTGCCCATGAGATGGGGTTTGGTGGCAAGTGCGACCTCCACGCGCCTGCAAGGCTTGATTTCGAGGGCATCGTGGTGGACATAAAGACCAAGGACTTCAGCGACCCCGCAAAGGTTGAGGGGTACGACGAAAACCTGATGCAACTGTCGGCCTACCGGGTCGGCCTGGGCATCCCCAAGGCCCGGTGCGCGAACGTATTTGTCTCTCGCAGCGTTGAGGGCCTCTCAGTCATGCGTGAGTGGAGCGCGGAAGATCTTGACCGTGGCTGGCTGATGTTCTGCTCCCTACTCAAGTTCTGGCAACTCAAGAATCAACACCAGTGAGGAACCAATGGAAAGCTGTATCACCGAAGAACTGGTCAAGCAGGTTTTCTTCTACTCCGACGATAAGCGCAAGGACGCCCTGATCGCCGATGAGGTTGACATCGTGCAGTTCGCTCAGAAGCTCGAGGCTGTCATCAAGCCGATCATCGCAAGGCAGGAGCACCAGCGGTGCGTCAAGATCGTCAGCCACATGAACCGAGAGGTGGCTTGCGCCTTGGAAAACCAGAGGCCATAAAAAAAACCCCTCCCGCGATGGGAGGGGGCAATGTGCCGCAGGCAACTGCAAAGCCACGGCAACTCGGGTGGGAGAGCACCCGAATCAGGGAGCAACCATCTGCTCTGGATTGTCAGAAGAGAAGATCCGTCTGCGCAGCTTGTTCAGGATGTCCGGATCTTCGCGGTAGGCCTGGATCGCGCTTGCGCCAAGAGAAAGCGGAACCCCGACAGCGGCCGTCGCCGGGATCATCGACAGACCCCCGCCCAGTGCGCTTGCGCCACGAAGGCCGATGGTCGTGTAATCGCGCTCGGGCTTGCCGTATTCGTGCGCAGCCTCCGCTATGTCAAGGCCGGCAGATAGCCCGGCAACAGGAGGCAAGGCGTACCGGGCTCCGGTGGCCACCGCACTGCCAATGGGACGCATCATCCGGCGAAATCCCTCGGAAACCCTCTCAAGTGTCGATGGTGCCGGGGGCGCGGTCGAGATGGGGGCGGAAGGCGTTATTGCCCGAGGCCTCACTTCGCCGGGCTGGGAGCCTTGTGGGAAAAGATTCCTCGGATCATCCAACTCCGATGTCGGCGCCCCAAGCTGGGAAAACGACTGCCTCGGCGCTCTGGTGCTGGTTGGCGTCATCAGCCCACCATACATCGGGTTTTCAACGAACTGGCCCCCAGGGAAGGCCTGCTGAACCCTGGCCAAGCCCGCGTTCCTTTGCTTGATCAAGTCCCCGGCACCACCGGGCTGGTTGCTCATGCTCGTTGCCTGGGCGGCTTCAATAGGGGTGAGACCAAAGGCCGTGCCGTAGTTGAAGTTGGCGCTACCCCGCCCAACCGCCCTGCCGCCCGGCTCCTGTCCAACAGGAATGGGTTGGCGCATGATGCTCGCTCCAGGCGGGAGTCCTGCGGCGGCTGCCTGACGGGCTGCGGCCTGTTGGGCGGCTATCCGGGCCTGCTCCCGTGCCGCCTCTTCAAGGCCGGCACGATGGATTGCGGCGTTGGTACGCGCCCGAGAGACGCCCTGAGCACCAGTGGCCATCGTTCCAACGGCTGCACCAGCGCCACCCAGGAGGAAACGGTCAGCAGGGTCCGCTCCGGAGTCTGGGCTCGGCTCTGGAGGCGGCGGGACATCCACAAGCTGGTCATCTTCTACGGGGGCGGCCTGCTCCTGTCCCTGCGGGGCCTGCTGCTCCTGACCCTGTCCAAACGTGCCATAGGAGTCCAGGGAGCGCACATAGTTGATCACCCTGGGGTCAGGCTCCTTGCCGCTCTTGAGGGCTTCTACGGCCCCTGGACCGCCGTTGTAGTAGACGGCCGCCAGCCTGAGGTCGTTCTCTGTTGCGGCCAGGGCTCGCTTGAGGTACTGGATGCCGGCCTCAATGTTCTTCTGCGGGTCAGCCAGGGCCTTCTCGTCAAAGCCCATCGCTTTCCCGGTGGTGGGCATCACTTGCATCATGCCGATCTCACCAGACGACCCCCTCGCGGGGTTCAGGTTCAGGCGGCTTTCCTGATAAGCAATGGCGACAGCCAGCCTTGGGTCAACGCCGGCATTGGCAGCAGCCGTGGCAACAAGCACGGCGTTCTCGCGCTGCTTCTCAGACAGCTTGTCCATCAAGTCCAGAAAGTCCATCATGGTCTCCGGTTCAAAAGTTCGTTGAGCTTGTCTCGAGCCCGGCCAATTCCACCCTGCTGACCAGAGGCGGTTCCCTGCCTTGTTGGCTGTCCTGTGCTGGGTAGCATCTTCTCCCCGGTCGCAACTCTCTCAAGCCTCTTAATGTAGGCCTCATACATCGTTTCATACGCCTCGGACCTGAAGAACTCCCTGGGCGTCACTTTTGCATCTTCAAATGCGTTCGCAACACGCTTGTCGAACTGAGCTTTCAGGTTCAGGATGTCAGCCTTCATCCGAACCGTTTCCTTTGTGTCTTGAGGGCTGATGGTTGCATTGCCCAGAATCTGACGCTCACGCTCAGTGGTTTGGCCCTTCATGGTGTTTTCGGCGGCCAAATTCATCTGAGCGGTGTACATCAGGAATGTTCGGAATCTCGCTTGCTGATCGGGGTTGAGGCGAGCATTCCTCATGGCATCTTCAATTCCAGGAATGCCAATTGAAATGTTCCTTCCGCCGATTCCCTCTCTTGCCAAAAGGGCCATTGCGGATGTCCACTTGTCGTTGCTCAAGATGCCGGTCATCTTGTCAAAATCCGGAGCATCGGCCATACGACGCAACACGTTCGCCGTTGCGGTGATATCCCTGGCTCTTTTCGCGTTTGCAGATATTTCTTCCCTGCTCTCAATCTCTTTCTTAACTTCTGCCTCTGCGCGAGCCTTTTCCTGGGCCTGACGAATCTCTATTTCTTGCTGAGAGAGCATCCTTGTGTCAGCAGGCCTCTCGGCCTGAGCGGGCTGCTGCACAACCGGAGGTGCAACTTGTGGCGCAGGCTGTGCGGCAGCAGGCGCAGTTGGCGGAGCCACCTGTGCAGGAGCCTCGGGCCGAGCAGCCGCTGCCTGGACGGGCCTCATGCCATATCTCTGATTCAGTCGCTCAATGGTTTGAGCGGCCTGTTCTCTTGCTTGCGCAATCGCTTCTGGCGGATAGGGCCTTTTTGAGAGTGCAGTGACAGCGTTTCCTGATGCGATATCAGCGTTGTATTGATAAAACTCAACGGCTTGTCGGATGCCCTCTAGGTCATCTGCATTTTTGGTGGGCGGGCTGAACATTCCACCCACAAGGTTTGCAGCCTGCGCAGGCGCTGCGCTTGTTGGTGGCGTGACCGGAGCAACGACCGGCGCGGCGATTGGAGGCTGAACAACCGGCGCGGCAGGCAGGATCGGTTGGGCCGCAGCCTGTGGGGCGGCAGCTTGAGGGGCGGGGGCTTGAGGTGCGACTGCCTGCGGGGCAGCGGGCTGTCCAGACGGCGCAGCAGCGGGCTGCGGTGCAACGGGCGCACCCTGTTGAGCGGCAGTAGGTGGACTCCGGAAGTTTCTGATCGCCCTCTGAGACGCCTCTCTGAACGCAGGCTCGTTGCCACTTCTGGCGAGAAAGTCAAGTTCCAGGGCGGTTCCTTCTGGGAGGTTGTAGGTCTTGCCGTCGATCTGAAACGGAACCTCTTTGTACTGACTTGGATAGAACCGACCCTCTCGGATGTTGAACACCCCGGACTCCCTGGCCTGAATGTTCTCTCTATCAATTTGCTCGGCCTTCTGCAAAGCCTCCGGAAAGGGAATGCCTTCGGCCAGGGCAAAAGCAAGATACTGCCTGCCGGTCAATCGTTTTGGATCGGGTGGCGCAATCTGAATACCACGCTGGACACCGGGCGCGGCTCCTTCACTCGCAGTCGATGCCGGCTCTTGCATATACCTATTGGCCATCGCCTGACGCGATTTCTGCCGCTGCATCTCAAGGCCTCGCCCGGCAACGTCAAGCTGCATCTGAGCGATGTCTTGCCGCTCCTTGAAAGCAGCGGCTTCTGCCGGACCTATCCTCGCTGCTGCATTGCTCAGAGATTCACCGAAGCTGCCGGTTTGAGTGGGCGCAAGAAATCCCTGTGCAGCAGCAAGCAGCACAGGGTCAAACAGACGATTCTTGCGAGTGTCAAGAGACTGCGTCAGCCTGTTGAGGGCTTCTTGATACGCCCTGTTGGCGGCAACTGTTTCGGGATCATCCCCAGGCAGGAAGCTCGTCGTTTGTGCTTTTTGAGTAGCCATAGTGCGCCTTGTTTTTAGGTGAGCCCATCCGAATCGTCGCTGCCCCAAATTAAATTATTTGAAGAACTGGAATTACCAGTGTTTGACCCATTCAAAATGCTGTTGATGAAGTCTTGCTCTGCCAGAGATGCCCCACCAGCGCCAATTTGATCTGCGGTCAAGCCGGAAGAATCTTGGCTAGAAGAGAATAGTTTGCCAAGACCACCGGCAATGCCAGACCCGAGTGACGACAGCAGCGATCCCTGACCGGCAGCGCCGAGCATGGTGCCAACTCCAAGGATTGAAGCCAGCGGAGACTGAGAGTAAACGCCCGCCTTCGGGCCGACAAATGTCTCGGTCTTCGTGGTGGGCATCGTGTAGCCTCGCATGAGCCCAGACGCCGCCGTTGCCGTCTTCATGGGTGCATCAAGAATGCTCTGCTCATAAGCCTGACGCTCTGCGCCCGCCTTGGTCAAAGCCCCCGCGCCGGTAAGCCCAAGATCCTGCTCTATTTTGGCAAGCTCGCCCTGGGTGCGGGCCGTCTGGCCTCGAAGCTGGGCCTCCTCCAGTGCGCTCTTGAGCGCGTCGCTGTAGCCCTTCGACAGCGCACCGTACTGCTGACCCGTCAAACCGGCCTGGATGTCCGCCATAGACTGCCCAAGGGCGTTGGCGTAGCGTTGGCTGCCCAGGCCGCCAGTGCCGACGAAACCAGCCCTCATGGTGGGCAGAAGATTCCTCTGGACGTTCTGCTGAGACAGTCGCGCCATCTCATCGACCACGTTGGTCGTGTATGGGTTCATGAGCGCCTGAATGCGCTCAGGAGTGATTCCCGCCGACGCGGTAGCTGCACTTTGCTGCGCCGCACTGAGCCCAGGCTTGTAGGACTCAGCGGCGCCGGGCAGGGCGCCGTAACCCTGGATCTGTAGGGGGTCATAGTCAGCGATGCTCGCATCCCCAGTGCGGTCCATCGCCGTCCGACCAGCCTGAGTCAAGCCGGTCAGGTAGTCTGTGTAGTATTGGGGCGCCTGATCAGAAGTAGTCTGCGTTGTTCTGACATCAGGAAGCGGAGAGCCTTGAGTGAACGACATGCTTATCCCCTTGCTTTGCGGGTCTTGAGATAGTCCAGCGGCGACTTCTTGGCCGGTGGCGGGAGGTCTTCTGGCTTGGCCGACCTGTGATGCGCCCTGATCGCGTGCATCATGTCGTAGAGTTTATCGCTTCCGGCCTTGGTTGAGCCGTTTCCGAGGGCGGCAACGACATCGGCCGGGAAGACAAATTCGCCATCCGCAAGCATGGCCGGGATGTCGTCGGACTGACCATCGCCCTCGCCGGTCACCGCAGCGCCCTCGCGGAAATCTAGTCGGTGCTTGCCAGAGTGCTCGACCACGTTCAGGCCGCCACCAGCATACCTGCCGTATCGCGTGGTGCCTCCTGCGGCCATCAGCGGCACCGCAAGACCACCGGCCTTGAATTGAGGCTGCTGCCCGAGATAATTGGGCTGGGCAAGCGCCTGTGGGTTGTAGGTCTGATCGTATGAGGCCAGGGCGCTGTCAATGCTGGGCTCTTGCCCGTAATTGAAGTACCCAGGCTGCTGCGGCTGATCCAGCCGATCCAGTTGATTTGGCATGTTCATGTTGTTTGCCTGCTGTGGCTGTTGAGCCGGTTCATTGACATACGATCCCTCTGAAACAATTTTCAAAAAATCTTCCAAAGGCCCTTCAAATTTATCCATTTTTCCGTATACCGGCAACCCCGTTTTCTGCATCGGCTTATCTGGAGTTGACGCGGGAGCGGCACTCGCATCCTGGGCTCCGAACAGCAAGCTCATTACGCTTGCAGCGCGGCCCCAATCACCAGACCCGCCACTTCCGCCGCCTTTCCCGCCGCCTCCAGAAGAAGAAACAGGCTCGCAGGCACCAGTGTTCAGGTTTCGGACATATCCCTCTGGGCACTCATCATCTTCTTGCTTGTCGGTGTCCGCAATGCACATCTGACGGGCTTCGTCAAAGTGAAAGCCCTCTCCGCATCGGTCATCGCCACCTGAGGCGCTACCACCTGGGGTATCACCCGTGCCGCCAGTTGCCGCAACGTAGCCGGAATCTGCGGTGTTCAGCAGGCCGCTGCCGACCATGTTCTCGACTTCGGACCCCGTCAGGGAATACGTCCTGCCGTTTTCGTTGATGCCAATGGCCGAGCCATCGTCGCTGACAAAAACGCGGTCACCATTGACGCTCTGCCACTGACTGGTATACCCGCCAGAATCCATGATCCGCTGGAGGTTCTGGTTGTAGTCATCCCAATATTGCCCTGAATCAGTTGCTGATCCGGGGGCGCCAACATCTGACGGCTTTCTTCCAAGGCTATCAAGGTATGTGCGCCACTCTTGTATCGCGTCCTCTTGCGAAGATACCCCAGGCTCAGGGCTGGGACTTGAATCATCTGGCGAAGGAATAATGTCCACCAGATTGTTGTTCTCGTCGTAGATCAGTTGACTTCCGTCTTGATTCGTAACCGATCTCGTTGATGGCTTGATTTCCTCTTCCAGCTTAAACTCTGGCGGAGGACTCATGCCCTCCACCATTCTCATTCCTACGTTTCCTTCGTCAGATTTCTCTGACCATCGATAAGATATCTGCCTGGAGCCCGTCTGCTCTGGGTCATAAAAAACCTGATAAGTAAAGGATTCTCCGTTTGGCCTGTTTTGCGTGATGGTGCGGGTATAACCGACCCCCCCATCGTCGTACCTGAACTCCTCCACTGGGCCGGCCGTTTCATTTGCCCGTGGCTGCATCTGAGGCATGGCCTCAACAATTCTTGACGAGAAGCCAGCGGGACCGGCCACATCAACGCCGGGCGAGCCCATGATTTTTTCAAAATCTGCGGCGCTGGCAATCCTGACTCTTTCCGCAATGTCCGCGTCAACGGCAGACAATATATTCCCGCTGGAAATGTACTTGTTCAGCGTATCTGCTGACGGGTCTTCTCCGAACTGCGCCTTGTAGCGGTTGCTCGCGGTCGTAATCTCATCAAGCCTGTTTTTTGCAATCGCAGCGTTTTCGGCCTCTGCAACATTGAAGTCTTGAATCACCCTCGTGAGATTGTTCTTCTTCTCTTCAAAATTGGTTTGGGCAGCAGTTAAGCTGGGCTGCAAGCTATCAAGCTGCTGCTTTAATGGGGTAATTGAGCCGACAACAGTTTCCGTGTAAGGAACCTGAACTTCTACCGGAACCGTAATCGTGCCGGCGTCCCAATGAGATTCTGTCCGAAATTGTGTCTCGGTGCGGTACTTCGTAACCTCACCGCCGAACAATTGCAGATGTTGATTCTTATAGTCAGCGGCCTCTCTATCAAGCCTACTATTGAGGGCTAACGCCTGACTGTAAAGCTCTTCCTTTGATGGAGCAGGCCTGCCGTCTTCTTTTGCGTAATACTCACCCCCATAATTACCATCAACATCATAACCACGACTCGTTAAGGCATAACCCTCACTTCTCATGTACGAATCGTAATTGTTATATTTATTTGCCAAATCATCGTACTGACTCGACAGATTCTGAATTTGAGCGTACTTGTCTTGCAGCGGCTGTATTTGTTGGTTGTAATCAGATACAAGCCTATCCTGCTCAGCCAGGATATTCGTGAACTGCGACTGCGCGGCCTTGTACTCGTCGTTCGCTGCATTTGCGGTCGAGCCAAGGTCGCGCATGCCAGAACCCGCAGCCTGAACGGCGGAGTTCATGAACGAATTTAAGACAACGGGGGCAATGCTCGATACATCGCCTCCAGACATGACCGTTGTTGCCAGGGCAGCCTTGGCCGCCCTCTGTGCAGCCGCCTCCATTGCGCTGGCCGGCTGACCAAACCCAGGCACATCCTTGACGGCGTAGTTGATGGTCTCCATCACGCCGGATGTCATGGCGCCGGTAAGACCACCCTTGATCAGCGCATCAATCGGGTCTTTGTCGGTCAATACGGCCGCCGTGCCGGACACGATGCCGCCACTGACGGCCTGCCCGGCGACCCGGCCCATAGCGTCCGCTACAGACTTGCTCACAAGGCTTTCGCTGCCGCCAGACAGTATTGACTCGGAAACGGATGAGGCAACAGATCCGGCAATCGACGCGCCGGCATATGACGCAACGCCACCAAGCACGGCTGACTTCAAAACGTCGCTGACATCGCCGCCCTGGATCGCCGTAAGGCCACCGGAGACAACCCCCGCCCCGATTGCGGTGGCCGCAGCCGTGCCCACAAGGCTCGACGCGCCGATGCCCAGAGCAATCGAACCACCAATAGCGGTCAGTGCGCCGGAGGCGCCGAGTGCGACCATTACTACGGCTGCCGGCATTTATAGCTCCACCACAAACACGTTGAGTTTCTTGCCTTCGTAGTCGGCCTTGTACTGATTGATCGGCAGATCAACCATCTTGGCCAACTTCTTGAACTTCTCGTCTTCGGCGTAAGTGTAGGCAGTCGTCACGCCGATGTTTTTCAGGTACTTGGACAACTCCAAAAAGTCATTGGCCATGTCTCTTGGCCTCTTCTCCTCTCCAATGGTGTGAACCTCAACCACACCCTTGCTCCTGACCAAAATCAAGAACAGGACATTGCCAAGATGCACAATCTTCGCGCCCTCGTCCTGTAGAACGCGGGCGAGCTTACTCATCATCTCCTGAGCTTCAGGCTCTGTCTTTGTGACCTTGCGGAAATAGTCAAGGGCGATCCTGTTCGCCTCCTGAATTTCCTGATCCTCTGTTTGATATTCCATGTCAGTCTCAAGTTGTTTGAACCGCAGGATTCACCGCCGACACCAAGGCCTGAGCCCAGTCCATCCAGTTGTCGAACTCATCCGTCATGGGGATGGCCTCGTTGGCAAACACATCGATGGCGCCCAGGCCGTTGCCCCACTTCTTCCAATCGGTGCTCGCGTCAGGGATCGAAAGCTGCTGCGCCGCATACAACTCGACCATGAGGCAAGCCCACGACTCAAAGGTGTGATACCTGGGGTCATAGACCTGAGCCGGATTAAGGGCCATATGGCCTCACATCGCCCACCTCGGCGTTCAGGAGCAGTCTGCCCAGTTGATAGTCGCCACCGGCCACATCAGAGATGAACCGCAGGCGCAATTCTCGGCGCTGCTCGCGCATGTCAATCTTGCCGGTGTTCGGCCCGAAGATGTACGGGTCGGAGTCCTTGTCCTCCCCCTGCGCGAAAGGCCGCCCGGTGACGATGACCGACATCTCGCCAGACTGCAAGAAGTCCGGCTCAATCCTCTCAATCCTGAGCCAACGATTCAAGCCATCAGGGGCGGCCTGAGAGGGGCCTCCAGCGGTCAAGCTCAAGTCACTGGTTTCAAAGTAGCTGCGGATGGCCGACACATTTTGACCCTCAATGTCGTCAGTTCCAATCTCGTGCTGGTACAAGCGAACCAATCCAGCGGGTGTCGAAAAAGTCAACGAAACCGCACCGCTACCCGTGGCCGCGTCAGACATCTCAACGCCCTGGGCATAAATGGCTGACACGGGAATCGCAAAGCCAGACCCAGTGCCTCCCAAATTGGTGTTGCTGGCGCTCAGGCTGTCCCCAACCTCGTATCCGGCTCCACGGTCCGTCACAGTCACTGAAGTAACCTGACCCCCAACAACAGAAATCGTCGCCTTTGCGTTCGATCCAGAGCCTCCCGTGAGGGGAACATTGGTGTATGTGGCGTCCACATACCCAGACCCAGGCGTAATCGCCCCCAGGGTCTTGATGTTGCTTGAGGTGATGGCCACAACAGTCGTGCCCGTAGGAATGCTTGATCCTGATATGACTTGATTGAGGGCAATCTGTACGTTGTAGGTGTCTAGATACAGGAACTCGCTGCCAGAGGTCGCGTTGAATGTGGCCACAAAAACGGCCTCGGCTTCGCTAACATCCCAATTGGCCGCGACCGGAAAGGCAAAAACCTGGGAGAAGTACCCGGCAGACCGACGCGCACCCAGGGCCTGCCCGGCGTCATACCAGACGTTCTCGCGCACGTTGTAGATGATGGCGTCGGTGCATTCAGTCGCATCCCCACGGGGATAGAACCACCAGATCTCGCCGTACCTGGGCACCTTGGTGACCCAGACCTTCTGACGCTGAGAGTAGTTCAGGTTGTCGAAGAAGTAGTTCTGATTCATGTTGTTCGGAATCTCCTTGACCACGCCGTTGTAAAGGAGAAAACGGTCAACACCGCACCAGTAGTAGATTCCGTCGTACTCAATGGCCGACTGGGATGACAGGATTGAGGACTGACTGCTGATGATGTCGTAGCGCCAGAACTGAGGGGGCGTGCCGGTGCCGCCGATGAACGACACGCGGATGAGGCTGTCAAGGCTCCAAAACAGCCCAGAAGGCGCGTTGGAGCCGCCCCTGACGGGTAACCCCTGGACGATCTTTCCGGTGGCTACATTGGTCGCATTTGCGTCCGCAGAGACCCAGTCCTGCAAGTTGCCGGCCGAACAGTTTTGGATCAACCCGTTGTTGCCATACACGAACAGGTACGGGTGAAGTGACACCACCCCGCCAGAGACAGAGATGTTGTTGTCGAACGTGACGGTCACCGTGGCCGAGGCCGTGGCGTTGTTGGAGATCGTCACGCTGGTCGTCGAGACAGACACCACAGTGGTGTTGGCAGGAATGCCTGCGCCGGTCACGGTCTGGCCCGCACCGATCAGGGGGTTTGCCGCCGCCAGGGTGATGATGTTGCTACCGCTCACCGTGGTCGCCGAGTCGGTGAAAACGCCGACCTTGGACATCGTTGATCCGTTGATGTTGCCGGCCAGAACAGGGCTGTCAGCGGTGCTGTCAATCGCCGCAAGGTTCCTTCCGGGGTGGGCAACAATCGTCTGCAATCCAGACCCGGCGACATCGTAAAAGCCATCGAATTGCCAAAGGTTCAAAGGAGATGCAGTGAAGTTGGACAGCGTGAAGTTGGTCACGCCGGCACCGACCCCGTTGTCGTCAATCACAAGAACCTGCAAGCCGTCAGCGTAGCCGCTGAAGATTGAGTTGAAGGCGTCTTGAGAGTTGACCCAGATGCCTCGAGAAGGGCCGCTCAGACCGTCAGAGATGACCCGATATCCACCGATCTTCCTTGGGCGGCCACGCTGAAATCGAACCCATTGCCCGTCGTTGTAGAACAGTTTGTCGTAAACGGTTCCATCGCGCTGGATTCCAGGCTGCGTGTCAAGCGAGAAAACCTTCTGCGTCATTTAGAACGCCCCACCTTGAACGCCGCTGCTGAACGTGCCAGTGCCGGTGATAGACAGGCCCGTGGTCGTCAGTCCAAAATACTTTGCACCCAAAACGGCAATCCCAAACTCGCCAGACCCTGGACGATAAATGCCGGTTGACGTTTCATTTGCAAAATTGAGAGAAGGCGCCCCAGCAGTGCCGTCAACCAAAGATATGTTGGCGGCTCCAGCGGCAATCGTCGAGGCGTTCAGCAAATTGACAGAGTCGCATAGCAAAATAACCTGCTGACCAGCAGGAACGGTTGCCGTCGCGCCACCAGATCCAGTGGTAAACGTGATCTGATACCCAGGCCCGCCACCGTCAGTCTGATTGGTGATGTAGTACACCTGAACCGTTTGGGGCAGCGTAACCGTCACGTTGCCGGACAGAGTGCCGGTGTACTTTTGCACCACGTTGGATGCCTCTGACGCCGTCAATGTGTACGAACCCGAAACAACCGCCTTGGTCAACTGCGTGAAGTTGAACTGCGTGCTGCGACCCAATCCAACCGTGAAGAAGGCAGCCCCAGAGCACACCACAAAGGCAGAATCAGCAGGCTGCAAGGCAATGCTCGCGGCGCCGTTGATCAAGCCTCCAGCGGGGGTTACCGTCAGGGTTCCGGTGCCACCGTTGCGCACCATAAAGAACCAATCGTTGCCCAGGGTCGTTGCGGCAGTCAGGCCCAAAGTTCCAGAGCCGCCCGTCCAAACGTAGGAGGAGGCCCGGTCAGTGTCCAGGGCGGTGTAGTTGCTCGAGAACGTCTGAACCGGATGAGACTGATTGAGGGTCGTAGAGATGGCCTTCAGGCCATATCCTGCAAGGGTCGCAGCGTCTGCGCTTGAGCTTCCCACGCCGAAGGAGATGATCCCCCAGGTGCCGGCCTCGGTCGCGTTAGTGGTGATGTAGATGTACTTGGCCTCTCCAGAAGCCACAGCAACGATGGTGTTGCCGTTGTAGTCTGCAACCGTGAAGGTGGTTGCACCGACGTTTCGGATCAGCGCATCTTGGCCTACAGAGGTCTGGTTGGCCGGCGGCATCTTGAGCAGCAAGCTGCCCGCCGTGGCCGTGACGTTCATGATCCTGGCGGCAGCGTTGTCCGTGTCGCCGCCGTTGATCGGCCAGGACAGGGTCGTGGTAACGCTCAGGGTGATGGCGCGGAACGAAACGTCCGTCGGCTGGATCACCTGTCCGGTGAAAGGGCTGGTAAAGCTCATGAATCCCTCACAATCGCCTGACGGTCAGCCACCCTGGTGATGTTTTCTTCCTTCAGGACTTGGATGATGCGGTCGTAGTTGCCCTGCCACATTGGCATGCGCTCGTCGTTCTTGAGGAACGGCATGGCCTGGAGCAGGGAGCCATAGAGCAGCGCCTGGGGGGCGTACTGCGTGAACCAGTTGGACTGGTTTGCTGAGTCAAGCGGCTGCACGCGCTCGTAGTACAGCACCTCGTAGTTGTATGCGACATCGGGCGTCGGGCCAACGAGCCAGTGCTCGTAGTCGTAGTCGCAGAAGAACTTCGGGGCATCCTCCTGAGCCGGATCTGGCCAATACTCGCGGATGTACTCGTAGCTGCGGATCAGCACAGGCTGGCGCTTGCGGCCACCGTGACGTTCATTGAAACCGTCTTGCGCCAACGCGCCGGCTTGGCGATCACGTTGGCACCCTGAACCATCTGGCTGGTTACCACTTGGATGTTGCCCAGGAATTTCAGATCGGCGGCAATGATCTGTTCCGCCAGCATGATGAACTGGGGAATCTTGTCCAGGGTGGCTTGGTCGGTACGCTCCAGATACGTCTGGATATCGTTGACCAAGCTGTCGTATGTCATGACTGCGGCTACGGTCATCACCACACCTTCTTCTTGATGGAGTCGGGCTGCGGGACAAATTGTTTGCCCTGGCGCATGCCCTCTCTCTTGGCTCGCGTTGTTGCCGCGTATTCAGAAGGTGTTAACTTCTCTCGTGCCTTTTTGGGCAGATACCGCTCGCCGGTTGCTTGGGAACCCTGTGTGGACGGCTTTCCAGACTTCGTGCCCCAGTCCTCTTTCGTCCACTGCGAAAGCGAATTATCCGCCTTCTTGGGGCCTTTGTAACCCCCCCCAGAAGATTTGTACTTCTGCGTGGCAAGCTGGGCCTTCCTGGCGCTCCACTGCCCAGGAGATCCGCCCTTCCCGCTGGCCTTGACCTGGGAAACGATCCTGTCCCATTTTGCGGGGTCTGTCTTTTTTGCGGTGCTCATGATAGGAAAAAGGCCCTCTCTTCCTTGCGCCGACGGTCCAACCCCGGTAGCACTTTACCCCCGCCCTTGTTCCAGAGCAATAAGGCGTCTGCTGCGGCCCCGAACTCCATGCGATTTGCCTTGATGCGGACGGTCGAACGCTGGAGATTGCCCAGCCCTACATTGAATGCAAAAGAGACCAGAGCGTCAAAGCGGCCTTGATGCCCAGCAGCAGGGGGAACAAGTCGAAGAACACCACGTTCAAAATCTGCGACATCCTGCGCGAAGAGATCATCAATTTCTTGCTTTGTCCAGACACGGTTGTCCTCCGGTTTGAGCGGATACTCACTGCGGATCATGGGGATGTCGGCTTTGGTCTTTCCTTCTGGCCGGAACATCGGCAGCTTGATCTGCTCTTGGTACAGCACATGGCCATAGCCAATCGTCCAGATGTGCGCCGGGCACAGGTACGGGCGGTTCTTACACCCCTCGTACTTGTGCATCATCGCAGCGCCAGCCTTGCTCAGTTTCACTTCTTGCTCCAAGTTCTAGTACCAAACCAAAATCCAAGGATACCCCCGAGCATTGCCATTTCATCGCTGGAGAAGATCAAGTCGGAGTACTTGACCACATCGTCGATGCTGGTGATCAGACCGGGGTGATTCCACAGGTACACCGCCATGAAGGCGTTGATCAGGACAAGCTCAATCACGAAGATGTAGGTCACGGTCGGGCGCACAGTGCCGACGTAAGACGCCACCCACTTGTGGGCCTTCTCCAGCACCTGTTCGTCATGCTTGAGCGCGGCCTCGGTCATCTGCGCCTCGGTCTGCATTGCAACCTGATCGGTGCGGATTTCCTCGATCTTCTGCTGGGCGGCGTAGCCCTGGGCGGCCAAGGCCAACTCACGCTCATTTTGGAGCCTCGCAAGGGCAAGCTCGTGCTTCTGGTCGCTCTTGTTTTGGAAGAACTCAAGCAGCTTGGGAAGGCCGCTGATCAGCAGGCCGCCAAGAGTCGAAATCAGTGAAAGCATTACCCACCCCTTTTAGTTAACATTGCGCTGGCAATCTCCAGCATGAATTTTGTCTGCTCTAGGTTTGCCGGCTGCGCTGCCCAGCCAACTGTAACCTGTCCCACGAAACGATGCGAGTCCGGCGGGACGCTTACCCGGCAGGTGTACGTCACGCCCTTCTCAAGATACCAAAGCCCAACCTCTGATTGAGCGTAACGATACTCGCCGCATGGAATCTCGTTGGTCATCAGCTTGACAACGTCCGCGTTATTCGACGAGTTATGCGTGAACAGGCCAACGTCAATATCCTCAATTGTCTTGTCTCGCCCATCTTTGGTGTAGGCTCTGTAGAGCGTCCGAGAGTTGAACAGCGGGTTGACTTTGAAGACCGCCACCACCGTTGCACCAGTTTGCTTGAACAGCATGGTCGCCGCATCATCGGCTCGCTCTGTTCGTATCTCAGGCAGTTTCTGCGACTCCTTGTATGCCTCTCGGATGAAATCCTGACTCTCATACAGCGCATATCCCGCAAACGCAATCACCGCCATCAGGATCACCGCGAACAGCTTGAACGGTGAATCCACATACCCCAGAATTTTGTCGAGGGTTGTGTTGGCGTTGAGCTTCTCGGTCATATATGCCGCTGCCCCATCTCAACTATGAAGTAAACGGTCAGGCCGAGAACAAATACTGACATAAGGACGGCGATCGTGATTAAGATGATGTCGTCAA